TCAGTTGTTGATTGCGCAACTTGACCCTTATCCGATGGTAGTAGGGTTAATGGTGCGCTCTTTGCGGCAGTGTTACCACCCATTGGGTTAGCAGCATCCCTTGCGGATTTACCACCAACCTGATTATATGAGTTGTATGTATCTAAAGAAGCGTTACGCTTCTTCATCGCGTCGCTCTTATTAATTTGATCGTCAGTTGCACCCATTTTCTTTAGACGATCAATATCTTCTTGAGAACGTAGAGCATCTAGTTTAGCTCCACGTTGTGAGTTGGAGTCTGCTCTTAATTCTTTATCAGACTTAGTTGACCCAAGAGCTTTCATTCTCTTTGCGTAGTCAATGTCCTCCATCTTATTGCGAACACCCTTGAACATCGAAAATGGTCCAAGCATGGCTTTCTTAATAGTATCTGGATCAAGAGCATCCTGAAGATTTCTCTTCATGTCCTTGAATTTATCACCGACAGTCTTCCAGTCCTTGTTGCCCCTTTGAAGAGTTTCAATTTGTTTGGTCTGGCTTTCAGAGATTTTCTTAAGAAAAACTGCTTGGTCTTTTTGGAGTTCTAGTTGAGCTTGCTGGATCTTAATAGACATTAAGACTTTAGCATCACTTTGATTGGAACCGTTATCTGATTGCCCTGCTGCTTGAATTTGTTGAAGGGCTTGGGACTGTTGGTCTAGTACAGCCGTGATTTGACCAAGGGCATTGTTGGCTTTCCCCATGCCCCTTGCTATGGTTTTAATTGGTCCCTTACCACCTCTTTTTGCCATTTATTACATCCTCTTTTTGGATTCAATCCGTTGTTTTTCTTCTTCTAGATATTGGACTAACATAGCAACGTATAGCTCTCGTTCAAAAGGAAGCATTTCTTCCAACTCCGCCAAACTATATTTATGATATTGCATCAATGCAAAGTTCATCCTATAATAGTTTTCCAGAGATTCATGACCGAGAGCCATTAGAAAAAACTTTGTAACCCTTCCAATACTTTATGGTGTTCTCTACCGCAGATAGGGCACTTATACTCAACCTTTGCTGAAATCTTGGGCATAGTTTCAAAGAACTTTTGAATCTTAGCGAACTGTTCTGACGTTAGATTATTCAAGAATTGCAGTAGTTCTTCTCTTTTAGTTTCATGACCATAATAGACTTCGTCGCCATCATAGATACAATCAATCAGATCTGCCACTAAACTAAAGACTTCTTCAACGTCGCCTGTGTCTTTTAACAAGTCTTGGGTTTCGAGCGATGGATACTTCATGATGATACCAACTTTGTTGAATAGGTCAATTTTGTTGGTGTGTCCATCTGGTACAGCGACTTGTAGATCACTGACGTTGAGGGTTACTTTGCTCCTAGCTTTTTCATTTTGTTCACCGTGATCTTCATCACATTGGAACAATAAGTCGATGGTTTCGCCAACAGACTTACCACGAATCTGGAGGAACATGTATTCAATATCAAAGATAGCTAATTTATTAACGTCAATTTTATCTTGAATGACGCTACTGAATACATTCTTAAGTGTATCAACCATTACAGTTGGGTCTTCAGATTGCTGTGCAATCAAAAGGGCTTTTTCTTCCTTAACAACGAACGGTCTAAAGCGAACAGTCTTTCCAGTTGATGGAATAACCATATTAAAGGTTGGTTGAGTATTCATTGGTAAAGCCATATTATTCTCCTGTCATTTTCTTAATCATCTTGCTCAAATCAGCAGTGCTACCCACAAAGATAGCGTTATTGTGTGTTATTTCTTTGGAAGATGTGCCCTTAGTAGGTTCTTCCAATTTCTTTTTCTGTTGGTGAACATCCATCAATTGTTGGTTTATATCAGCGAGTTGTTTCATTAACCCGCCAACAACTTCAAACGCACGTGGGTGTTCAGAAGCCTTGGCAACTGACAATGCTGTTTCTAACGCAGATTTCCCTTGAGTTAGTAACTCACGTAGATTATCTCTAGCATGGTCATAATCATCTTCTATTTTAGCAGATGTTGTTGAAGGTTCTCCCTGCAGTTGGAGAACCTCAACTGGTTGCTCTTTCATAGGTTCAATATCAAAAACTTTTGACAAAGACTCATCAGTATTCATATACAAATCCAAAAATTAAAAACGAATGCTAGGTATTTTACTTGTAACTTGAGAGAAACCGCGCATAGCATATTGCCCAACTGCACCAGTTACAAAGTTGCCAGCTTCACCAAGACCTTTAAGGTATTTCTGTTGGAAACCAGTGAAGTTATCTAAGTATCCTTTAAATCCACCAGCAGTTTTTTCTAGTTGGGTATATGGATCTTGTTCGATAGGCACAGCATACCAATACTTATATTGGAAAGTAACATCCAATCTCATGGTATCATTGTTGTTCTGTGAGTCCAGTGAAACAGCACCAATAGATTTAGGGTATGCTTCATATAGTTGAACGAGGTATGTAACTTTATCCTCCAAGTCTTGGATGCGAATAGTCATTGGAGTTACATAGTCATTATACCAACCAATAGTTCTATCCATTGGATTTATAATGTGTTGAGACCAAACATCGAAGATACTCTTAACGGTCATCATACGATCTACGTGGAATGTTAGTGTTACTGGCTCAAACATTCTGTCATAAACTACTTCACGCGATTCACCATATGAACGGTTAGCAGTTGTTGCGAAATTGATGCCAGGTAGAGATGCTTTTTCGCAGAAAAGCAGCATACGTTTTGTCATCTCAGGCATAGCTTTCGGTGGGGTGAAATCGACAGTGAAACGGTTAGTGCGAGCTATACCCTTCGTCTTAATCTCCGCAATAAAATCTTTTTGTCTATTTGAAGCCATTTATTTTTTCTTCTTTCTCTTCATCGAGTTTACATATTGACGAGACTTATCCCAAATTCTATCATCAGGCATCTTAACGAATTGCTCAACTGGTAATAGAACAGCAGTAGCCCAGTCATATGCTCGAATTTCTCTGAACGTAGACCTTAACCCACCGAAGTTATAATTGTGAAAAGCTGGAACTGCAGCAGCGAATTTCTGAACACCCTTGATAGCTGCCCAACTATATTTGATACGAGTGTTTTCGTCCATCTTAGCGTTAGTTTTATACTGCATCAGATAATACAATAACTGCATTCGCATCTGGTACGGCAGATAGTGAAAGTTGATCCCGCTGAAACCACTAATTGATCGTTTGTATAGTAATGTGCATGGGAAACGATCAAAGTATGGAATTGATGACTTGTATAATGGGTCATAAACATACATGTACATCTTTCCAGGCATCAGCTTAGTTGTTAGCTGAGTTGGGTTTCCTTTTAGAACCATCCATGGACTGTTAATCTGCTTCATCAGCAAAATCATCTGCTGTTCATACCATGCCTTGGATTTGCGGAAAGCTGTTTTTAGATCGTACTTATTCTTCTCGAAAATATCGAGAGCAGCGATCTGAGCGGCAGTTCGGCTTTGTTTAATTGGAGTAGGCATATTGATTATTTAGGTCAAACTCCTAATTCCTTTTCCGTAATAACTTTGAACTCCCATCCTCGATCTTTAGCATATTCTGTCGCAGCCTTCCACTTGGCTTGGTTTTTTATAAAACTATAAGACTCGGCTAAATATCTTTGGGTTCTGCGTCCAGGGAATACAGGAGGGGCAGTTTGTTTTAGAGGCTTAATCTCAATCAAATAAGTTCTAGTTGAGCCGTCTTTTTGTTGAACTTTTATTTTAAAATCTATAAAATAACGATGTAATTTATTATCAGTTGGGCAGACGTAAGGTATGACGGTTTCTTCTGAACTCCAACGAATTATAGCTGGATTTGAGTCACACCACTTAGCGAATCTTCTCTCCCACGAAGACCTACAAATGATGTTGGAAACATCCCCTGAGTATTTTTCAGGGTGCATCGGAACATATCTTGATTTATGGAACATAAATAAATAATCAAATAAGAATAATTTAGGAAACCTAAATGGCAAACATAGTCGATTATATTAGAGATGGAGTTACATCTGCTAAGACTACAGTTTCAGACTACATCACTGGTGCAGCTGATAAAGTTAAAGGTATTGCTGGTGGCGTTAAGGATGCAACCACAAAAGCTGTCAACCCGCCGAGGGGTGATTGGATCAACAACACCAGAAAAAATTATGAAGTAAACAAGTACAAGGTTGATCAACACTCATATCCAATGGATTTGCTGTCACCTATTTATGGTGGAAATTATGCGATTTTCTATATCAACGTTTCAGACGCATCAAGATTAGCATTAACTGAAGAGACCGTAGACCTGAATCCTAAAACAGAAGCTAGAATGCGCGGTTCATTAGTCGGTAATGCGAAGAGACTAGAGAATTTGTTTGATACTGGTGTTGGTAAGGCGAACGAAGTTTTACCAGAAGCTGCTAACATCAATATTGACGCCATTAAGAATGCAGTACCGTTCAATGGTAGAAGCCAAAGAAGATTAAAAACAGCTATTGCTTTGCACGTACCTAATCAATTGAGCGTTCGCTACGCAACAACTTGGGGTACTGCAGAAAACACTGCTGGCGCTCAAGCACTTATGTCAGCTGGTAGTTCAGTTGGTGAAGCCCTTGCAAATAATCCAACTGCTGCAATTAAGAACTTAACAGACGCTGCCGCCACTGGCGCTGAAGCATTCGTTGCTAATAAGATGGCGAATAACAAATATTCACAGATTATCTCAGCCGCGACTGGAACTGCAGCAAACCCTAAAAAGGAACAAGTGTTCGAGGGTGTAGAATTCCGTAAGTTTGCTTTTGATTATCAGTTCTACCCAAGAGATGAGTTTGAAGCAGAGAACGTGCTTAATATTATTCACCAATTCAAGCTACATATGCACCCTGAGTTCAAAAGTGAGTTGAACTATGTTTGGATCTACCCTTCTGAATTTGACATCACGTATTATACGAATGGTGCAGAGAATCTTAATTTGCACAAGCACACATCTTGTATATTGGAAAGTATGAACGTCAACTATACTCCAAATGGAAACTTCTCTGTTTTTGCTAATGGTATGCCAACTCAAATCAACTTATCGTTAGAGTTTAGAGAACTACAACTTGCTTCCAAAGAAACCATTGGTCTAACGCCAGGAGGTCTATAATATGTACTTCAAAGGCTTCCCTCAATTTCTTTATGATTTCAATTATGGTGATAGAGTTAAGACAAGTATTGTAAAAGATATTACACGAAATATCCGTGTAAGGAGAGAAATCTTATCAAATGTTACATTATTTGATGAGTATGATATCATCGACGGTGAAACACCAGAAATGATTTCTGAGAAGTTCTATGGAACTCCGGAATACCATTGGGTTGTTATGTTATGTAATGACAAGTATGATTATCGCGCAGACTTCCCATTACCAGAAGCTGTTTTGGCGAAACATATTGCTTCTGTGTATAACCCAACTTTATATTCATCTGATTGGTATTGGAATACAGATGCTAATGGTCAAGTAATTTTTTACATTAGGATTACAAGCGTAGAGGTTCCATTTGACGCTGCGTATTTGACAGCTCCAGTTAAGATCAATATCAGAGATGATGATAGTTCGTTTGTCATTGACATCAATTTCCCAGTAGACCCAATTGGTCTAGATGCCGCTACACAATACTTCTATTTTCCAGTCCCAAGCCATAATGATGCATGGTTAGTTGCTCATGGCAAAGAAGGATCCACTGCTGATGCTGGCGTTGGTAATGTTGAATTAACTATTAACACTGAAGGTAGAGAATACAATCCAGTGTATTATGTAAATAATAAAGGTTTTACAATTAACCCAACTGATGGCGCTATTGCTGTTACAGGCGATGTACAGCATAGATTTGAAAATGACCAGAAGCGAAGAATTAAACTAATTGCACCTAGTTTATTAGAAACACTTCTTAGAAACTATCAAGATGAGCTATAATGCCTGAAATTATTAATCCCGCTAATACGTTAAGATATGCTGGCGATGTTAACATCGAGAAGGTTGAAATCATCACGCCCAAAGGTATCTACCAAAACGTTAGAAACCAGATTATTCAATTAAGGATTTACGAGGATATCTTTTCCCCATTTATAACTGGTTCATTGGTATTAAAAGAATCGTTTGACTTGCAATCACTTCTACCATTGATTGGTGAAGAGTTTATTGAAATCAAAGTTTCAACTCCAACTCTAGACAAACCAATTAGCGGGTTGTTTCATATTTACAAGATGAACGATAAAGTCAACCTTGGTGATAGAGCCGTTGGTTATGAGTTGAGTTTCATCTCCGCAGAATCCCTAGTTGACTCTAACAAGAAGATTAGCAAGGTTTTTTCTGGTAAGATTTCAGACATAGTTAGGGCTTTCGTAGTTGATAAGATTGACGGTATGGAGAGCAAGAAGAAGTTCAACGTTGAGAATACTCGTAACACTATTAAGTACGTTTCCCCATATTGGGGTCCAATTCAGAACCTAACATTCTTGTCTGAAAACTCTATCTCTGAGAACCAATCTCCTTCGTTCTTGTTTTATGAGAACAGAGATGGTTTTAATTTTAGATCGATTGAAAGCCTATACAAATCAAAGTCATTCCAGCAATTTATCATGGATAAGTATTCTCGTGATAACTTCCCGCAAGGTGGTAACGCACTGAACATTTTGGAAGATTACAAACGTGTTGGTGAAATTGACTTCATTGAGTCATATGACTATATGGATAGATTATCTGGCGGTATGTATAACTCTAAGTTGATATCATATGACTCAACTAAGAAAACGTACACTGTTAAGAACTTCGATATTAAAAATAAGTTTCCTAGACAGACTCACTTAAACCCATATCCTCTTTTCTCTGATAAAGTTGTTGGTAGAAGTAACGCTAAACAGATTCTATTCCCAAGAGCGTTTGAAACTTTTACTTCTTTCGGTGATACGACTAACGCTCGTATTCTTCAAGAACGTATTTCTTTCTTGAAGATGGCAGAAGCGCAAAAGATCAACATCACAGTGGCTGGTCGTTGCGACTATACAGTTGGTCAGGTTGCTGAGTTAACGCTTTATAAAAAGCAACCGATGAGAAAAGGTGACAGAAACGAAGATTTGATTGATGACGTAAATAGCGGTAAGTATCTGGTTTCTGCTATCAACCATCAAATTTCAGTAGACGGTCATACATGTTTTATTGAATTGATTAAAGATTCTATGAAGAAGAAAGTTTAATAATGGCGCAAAATATTTACTTCGGTGTTGTTGAAAACCGTGTTGACCCACTAGAACTTGGTCGTTGTCAGGTTCGCGTTGTGGGTTTACACACTCACGATAAGAACTTACTACCAACAGCAGACCTACCATGGTGTGCTTCAATGCAGCCAACTACTTCTGCTGCTATGAACGGTATCGGTCATACACCGCTTGGTCCAGTTGAAGGCACTTCAGTTGTCGTAATGTATCTTGACGATTCATACCAGCAAGGTATCATGTTGGGTGCAGTTGGTGGTATCGCAACGAACCCCGTCCCTATTGACTTTGATGACTCTGGACCAATCGTCGAAACTGATACTGCCAGTAAAGATATTATTCGTTTAAGAAGTATTCCTGGACCACAAAACGGGCAGATTATTAAATTGTATGACCCTGAATATAACCGTCAGGATCTTACATCAAACTTGTCCGCCAACATGCGCGTCAGCGGGTTCGGTATTGAGTATGGGTCAGTTATTGTTTCCATTGATAGTGGAACACAAATCACCATCTCAAAACCAGTTCGCGAATATGTTGAAAACATTATTGAATTTGAACCACCATTGGCTTCTGTTCGAGCTGTTGTTGCTTCAAAGACTAATATCACTGGTTCTACGCTAGACCAAAAATCTGAACCAGTTAGAACAACACCAGTAAACGGCGAGATCCCAACCCTCCCTCCATTGCCAGAATTTAAAAATACACAAACTAAAGCATCGGAGGGTATCAAGGCACTTATCGCTGCATGTGATAAAGTTGGTTTGGTTACCAA